GGTGCCCCAACCTGCGTTCAATGCTTTGTCTCTCTTCGGAATCCATGCCTACCTCTAGTTGTTTGTCATACGTCCATCCGTGGCGTACGCTTTTACGTACTATTCAAATAAGTTTTCAATACCCTTAGCAACAGGGCCGATAAGCGGAGAAGACTTCAGTGTTTCCCAAGGGAAGAATGACTTGCCTTGTACTGCCCCAGAGATATCCTTACCGACCCCTTCAAGTATCGGAACGGCTGGGATAAAGTTATCAAGTATAGCACCAACTGGATTGTCTGCAAAGAGACTAGCGCCATACTGGTTGCCACCAAAGGCACCCAACGTAGCTATACTCATCATCTGGTAGAATGCCAGTGCTGGTACGTTGCCGTAGTCTGGAGACTCTAGCTTAGCCAACTGTCGTGTCTCATTGACCACGCCATAGCCACCGCCGGACAGCATTACGTACGCCATGAAGTCTTTCATAGCTTCTTTACGATCCGCTGGGTTCTTAGACCTGAGCTTACCGCCGACACGGTTACGGATTAAGTCAAGCTGGGTCATTGCAAAACCCTTCAGCATGTACAGTATGCGGGCATTAGGTACCGATAGCTGCGTCAGTGTAGACGATGCTGGGCTAATGGGCTGTAGCTTCGACAGATTCAGCAGAGCTAGCTGCTTCACTAGGTCGTTGCTTGTGTCCTTAGCCTTCAGTGCCGCCTCCAGTTCCTTCAACTCGTCCCCATCAAACGTATACTTCCACTTGTTGCGCCACTTAGCAGCGTCTTTAGTCACGTCACTTAGCTCACGTCCTAAGCTAGACGACATTATCTTACCCTTCGCCCATCCGTCTAACCCACGGAACCCAGACTTGTCCATAGAGAAGTCAACTAGCTTCTGGCTACGGCTTGCCGCCCAGTCTGCAAACGCTGACTCAGAGAGCGAACCGTCCGCCTTGCGTGAAGCGTTCACTATCTCACCGTGGATCTGCTGTGCTATACCCGCGTCAGCAGTAGACAGGTTAAAGCCGTTCTTCTTACCGAGAGCTTTAATCATCTCATCACTACCGTTCATCCACGCGCCGTTAGCTATGTCGTGGAACTGCAACAGTGCGCCGTATGGGTTACCAATAGCGGATGCGTAGCCTACGTTACGGAGTGCCTGAAATTCCTTGGCCATCCCTCGCTGACTACCGTACACCACTTGGTTGTACATCTCAGCAGCATCATCAGCTACCTTGTCCGACTTACCCAAGGCTTTCAGATTGGCCTTTAGCTGCCCCTGATAGAAGCCACCCTTCGCTACCTCTGCCAACTCTTCTACCGTACGTGCCCCTCGGATGCCCAACGCTTTGTTCATCTCGTTGACCATACCATGAGAGCGCATCCAGTAATGATGGCTGTCGATGGGGTTGTTAATCTCAGACTTAGCGCCGTACTTACTTAGTGTCGAACCGTCATCGCTAAGACGTGCTAGTTGTAGTTTATCCTTAGCAGTAGCATCAGACGTGGTTAGCTTAGCGTTACGCTCCGAAGCTTTACGCTCTGCTTCCAGCGACTCAGTGGCCATATCCCTCTTGCCCTTAGCGGCAATCGACGTGTATCCTTTAGTCCTCTTAACACTCTGCGTGCCTGTCGCTATGTCGTCAAGGATGGACTCTTGTTCTTTATAGAACTTCCTTAGCGCCTTGAATGTGTCTGGTTCTAGCTCTTTCCGCAGTACGTTGATAGCCACACCGCGCTGCGTATCTGTCAGAGTGGCGTTACCGTAGTCAGCAACAGCAGCCATCAGCCTGTCGTTCCCTTCGATAGCATCCCGTACCTTGAAAGCCCCAGTGTCGGTGAACAACTGATCCACCTTGTTAGTCACACGCTGTCCGTTAATAGCACCACGCTCAAGACGACCACCAAAGGTCTTGCTTACTCGGTTGGTGGCGTAAGAACGCACAGGCTGGAACAGCTTATCAAACTTCTGTCCCACTTCAGCAGCCGCCGGACGTGCTGCCTTCAGCAGATCTCCGAAGCTCTCAGTGGCTACATCGCTGACACTCCCCAGCATATTCTTAGCAGCGGTGGCACCCTGTGGTGAGACGCTCTCAAACGCTTTGTAAGCGACGTTAGCAATGTCCTTGCCCACGTCTGCCGTCTTGCCTGCCGTGGCTGTAGTGGCGTTCATGAGGTTGTCAGCGGACTTAGACGCTAACTCCCCTAGTGTAGCACTCTCGGGCGACAGGCCACGCACCAGTGAGCCACCAAGACCACCGGCAGCTATGCCAATGCCTGTGATAAGCGCATCGCCTGCGCCTAAGTCTTCGACTCGCTCACCCAGCGTGCCTTCCTTCTCGCCTAGAGCGTACGTACCGCCCTCGACCCCACCCAGTGCAGCACCACGCAATGCGTTAGCACCACGAGTAGCACCGCCAATGGCCAGACCACCAGTCAGGAACGCACCGGGAACAGCACCCAAGAGTTCAGCACCTAAGGCCAAACCGGGGTTCTGCTCTGCGAAGCGTGCCTCTACGTCGCGTTGGTTAGCTACTAAGTTCTCATACGCCTTGCTGAAGTCACCACCATACAGCGATGCTTCCTTGCCGAACAGTGTGGCAACCCCTTGGTCAATGCCCGCACGAAGACCAGCAGCCACTTCGTCTCCGTAGCCCAGCAGCAAACCGTCCAGTACTTTAGTACCTGCCCCTTGTATATCTTCGGACATAGTAGTCTGATCGCCCATGCCCAACGCAGCGAGTGCGGTTTCTTGGTCGTCAGCTACTACTTCGTATGTCTTACCTTCATACTCTATCCGATACTTCGGCATTAGTCAGAGACCTCAGTTATTGTTGCTGTCTTTCCATTGACTGTCCTAGTCTCAGTTCCTAGAAACTCATCCACAGCATTCTCCCGACCAAACCAACTAGTGTCTTGCTTTCGCAGTTCTTCTAAGAGGATAGCTCGTGCCTCTTCTGGGTTCTTTGCCCCCGACGCTTTGACCTTAGCCGCGAGACCATCTAGCTTCGCCTCGTCCTCTAGTATATTCGACGCGATATCCTCGAGGTCTTGGTCGAGCCAATCCCAAAACTGACCGCCCTCCGACTGGAGATCACTCAAGATAGCAGGTACTAAGTCTTTAACCACACCGTACTCCATTGGCTTAGTGGCTGCATCCTTCCGCTCACGCCCTGCCTTCTCAAGACCAAGCTTTCGTACATCAGCACGGAAGACATTAGGCAGTTCGGTGCTGTATGATGCAATCTGAGCGGGCGTCATACCAACTTCTGCTGCTAGTGCCTTGTCATCGTCTGTCAACGGAACGTTAGACTTCATTACTTCGTTGTATGTCTTGACCTGTGTGTCGTAGGTTCGCTTAGTCTGGTCGTATGTACGCGCCACGTCCCCAAAGCCATTCTCCGTGACTGCAAGAACAGCCGCTTCGTAGGCTTCTGGCCCCTTGGCTTCTGCCTGCGACAGCATAGAGACAGCAGCTTGACGCTGGTTGGAACGCTTTGCAGCCGACAGATTAACCTGCTGTGCTTCTAGTGCATTCGCCTGCTGTACCGCGTCTGCTGCCATGTTCATAGTGGACAGCGGGTTGAGACCGTAGGTTGTAGCTGTTTCGTTAGCTCTTAACTGTAGAGCAGCCATCCGCTCAGCCTTCACTTCTTCAGAGATGTCAGGGTTCGAGTGCAGCGCCTGCATCCCTTGGTTAATCTGAGCGAGAGCCGCTTGCCCCTGTTGTGCCTTCGCTGCTTTGTCCGCTTCTGCTTGCTTTGCCTGTGCTGCCCGTAGTTGACCAATACCAGCCTGAGTGGTACGCGCTGCGTCCTCACGGCCAACCTGCTGCTGCCAGTTCTGTAGCTGCATCATCCCCTTGATGTCCGTCGGGTCTACGTTAGGGCGTGTGGTGTTCGTGATGTTCTTAGTAAGCTGACTAATATCAGGCGCTCTGCCTAACGTGCTGCCCATCTGCGACAGCATGCCACCTAAGTTCTTACTCTGATCTGATCCTGCCATGACTGGCTCCTGTAATAATAATAATTAGTGACTAGGGTTTCCCTGTTATCTTCTCCCAAAGACCAACACCCATATCCCAGAGGTCTCCAACATCACCACCTACCTGTTTCATTCCACTAGCAAGAGACGTATTACCGATACCACCCAGAGCATTCATACCAGCACCAAAGACATTACCATACAACTGACTAGCTGCACTGTCTGCATTAACCTGCGACTGGAGGGCACCTAAGCCTAGCTGTGCGCCATAGCCTGTACCTGTGAGCTGACCTGTCTGATAGCGATCTGCGTTCTGTCCGCCTAGCTGCATAGCCTGTAGCTGCTGCTGCATCGGAGTGAACGACTGACCAAATGCACCCATACCCTGCTGGGCATACCCTTGTCCAAGTTGGCCATACTGTCCAGCCATGTTAGCTTGGTTCATCATCTCTTGCTGGCCCATGCCCATCGCTTGGAAAGCTGCTTGGTTCTGTGCTTGAGCCTGCGCTCGAGCCATAGCTGCATCTTCACCAGAGCCACCGAACTGACTACCACGTACACCGCCGCGTCCCTGTGCAAACTCACGTGCCTGCTGCTGCGCTCTCTGGGCGTCTAAGCCGGGCTGTTGCATAGCCATAGCACGACTATAGATGTCCTGCTCACGTGCCCCTGTGTCCATCATGGAGTTACCAGCGGCTTGGTTAGCGTACTGATTAAACTGCTGGCCTTGCCCGAGCATCTGCCCCTGAAGCGCCTGCATTCCAGCATCCTGACCAACACCCAGATTAGTAGAGCCGTCGGCACCTACCGTTCCTGTGCCTAGACCAGTGGTAACCCCGTACCCTTTAAACTGAGAGTCATCTGCAAGTGTCCCCGCCAGTGTGTTTAGACCTGCTGCGGCCTCCGTTCCAGACTTACGTAAATCCTTGGCCATGTCGTACCCAGCTACTGCGCTGCCTACGCCACTCAACAGGCTAAATAATCCGGCCATTAGTTTAATCTCCCTAATAATGTTTGTATGTTAATTTCTTGTAAACTAAGGCTATTGCCTTCGATGTCCGCGCGTAGTCCAACAATTAGAGTCTCACCACTTCCCTTGGTATTTACTTTGTACCGTCGGATGGTTGTCAGACCGTCGCCAAACTCATCGACACCGAAGAGCGCCACGCCGTATAGCGCAGGGATCTGTGCATCAATGTTTAATTCTTTTGAATAATCCAGACGACCTGAGAAGCCCCACCCAGCATGCCCAATAGTCGGGATACGTGTAGATACGACAGTGTAGTCAATCTGTTTTACGTACTTAATATTTGCAGGCTGGCCAAAGGTATACCCAGTACTCTCAAACTTAAACTCAAACGCGGTTCCTGTATGCTCTAAGAACTCGTCGTATAAGAACATACCGTCCCCTGTGTTCGCCGCAAGAAGAACCCGAGCCTCGCCTGCTACTTCGTAGTACATGGAGCGGCGGAACTGACAGCCAGTCCATCGAGTCATCTTAGAACCGCCGGATATACTCGGCCCTCTCATCTCCATACAGTAGGCAATTTCGGCGTCGGCAAACGTCAGTACTGAGAGGTCTTCGTCAGGCCAATAAGATAGGCTAATGGACTTCTTGTCAACAGTAGCAGAGATCTCGGCAGTTATATCACGGCGTATGTTATACGTCAGGTCACCGATTGGAACACTCTTCTCTTGGATAGTACGGCCAAGTGACCGAACACCAGAGTCATCCACAAACAAGATGTCACTACCAATGTTAGCAGTAGCATCACGGCTGACCAACCCAAGGTTAGATATAGTGTCTGCCAAGAAAATACCACCCTCTGCTGCGGGATCTCCGGTGGCTGCATTATTGTATATGAGGATAGAGTTACGTCCAAAGACGTATAGTGCGTTGTTGTGTGCTATTAGATCAACAATACGGTCTGTGCCTTTAGGCCAGTACTCTGCTACGTTCAGAATACCACCAGTGTTCAGCGCATTATGCGGGGTGTGCTTGCCGTCATACCAGACTTCTGGAATCAATAGGTCACTGTAGTATATACTAGAGTAGTCCTCACCTACACCTGTAACCCACAAGCGACCATACGAAGCAGTAACAATGTTACCGTCTAGCAGAGGCGCTAGAATACCACTGTTATCTTGTGGTGGTCTGTAAGTAGCAGCGGCTGATAGGTTGGTGACAGCCGTTCCATCATAAACTAGAGGATCATTACCCGCGCTAAACACGTATAGCTTATCCCTAAACGAAACAATCTTAGCATCGTTTAGTGACGTTGGGTTTAACATAGTGGGTAGGGTAAGCTCGTCTAGCTCATGTACGTCGCCAACAGTAGTCAGCTTGCATACGAATGAATCTGTCTGTAAAAGAGTACCTGTAATATCCCGTTGTATGACATCAACAGTTGCAATAACAACTGATACGTTATTGATAAATCCGTTACCCATGCGGTGTGTTGTTATTACAGTGCTGTCAACGCCCACAGCAGGTGTGTACGTTATGTTTACTGCTGTAGTAAATCCAGCAAAGGCTTTACGACAACCGATACGACCAAAGCGATCCACTACGGCATTGTCAGCTACGAGACAGAAGCCCGGCTGCTGCGAGATAGGGGATTCTTCTGTGTTGATTCCCTCAAATCCTGGAGAGTCAATCGTAACGTTCTGCTGCTGTGACGCCATTATACAGTCATCCAGATATTATCGAGTTCGGTAAGAGAGGCATCCAGTGCGATGGCATCTGTCAAGTAAGACTTAGCCATACCAAAGATCTCACTGGCTGTCTGCCCACCGACCTCTCCCCGTTCCCGTGCTGCTAAAGCTAGTGCTAGATAGACTACAGGTTTAGAGGGGACTAACAATACGTCGTCGTTGTTGACTAGATCTTCTTGTGCTTTAAAGCCGTATACATCAAGAGTGTACACAGCGTCAGGCGCAGGGTACACCTCTATTCGTACATCCCTATTAGCATCTTGTCCATTAACAGCGTAGTACGTAGGCTTTGCGTTAGCTCCACCTTGTGCTTTAAGATATCTAATTCTACTTAGTGGTACTTCAGTGAGCGGCTGACCCTGTGTCGTCAGTATGTATCCAATTTTAGCATAATTGTTAGCATCTGTCAATCCATACAGGCGAGTACTGGC